CCGCAAAGCGGTCAATTCCGGGTAGTGAAACACTCCATTGTGGGATACCAAGCAATTGCCTCTTCACTATGTAGAAATAACTACCCGTTTTAAATCTATAAACATGATGAAAATAAAACAGAACAAACTATCCAGATTGACAAATCTGTTAAAACTTGTCAAAACTTTCATAAAGAGTGTTATCTCCTTATTAAGTTTAGGAAGAGTGTCAGTTAATTATAATCATCATATGTTTGATATATATGCGCGGGCTCTTTTAAAGGAGTTTTCCAATAAAGGACCCTCACAGACAATCAAGTTGTTTAAAGAGTATCACAGAGTAGGTACTTGTATATCTCTCGGTGCTTCATTTGAACCCGTTTCTAGAAGAAGGACTATTAAGGGTACCCACATCCCTAGGGATATGGGGCCATTATTAGGACTTCTCCAAGGATCAACTTGGGATAAGCGAATTGGACTTACAATACTAAATACTTATAAGTTAATCAGACTCCCACCCAGTGATGACCTTTCGGCAATCACTGAGGTAGGACCTGATTTACCACAAGAATTAGTAGTAAGTTTCAATAAGTTTATCACAGGTAAGATCCCTGAATTTCTAGTCAGAGAAATCAAATTAGACCGTGAACAGCGATTCGAGCACATGGGATATATAACTTCTTCGAATGGACCAAACGGTCCGTCTCTGAAGAATGTTCATAAGGATACCCTTGCCCTCATAAAAGACTCTAGTCTCTATAACAAGGTTTATGAATTGCTAGATCTGACTTCACCAAATATAGCCATGAATCTAGATAAGTGGAAAGAAATAGTATCAAAAGATCCTAAGTTCCTTGAACCTAACTACAACCATTCGAGAATTTCACAACTCTCAGAAGGGGGTGGTAAGACAAGAAACATTGCGATAATTGATTACTGGTCTCAATCTGCCTTATCATGGATACATGATAACTTGATGAAACAGTTAAGAGGTATCAGGGTTGATGCAACATATTCACAAGAGGATGGTTTCAAGACAGTTGTCAAGAAAGCCAACCTTAGTGGTATGTGCTTCAGTTTTGATCTCTCCTCAGCTACCGATAGGTTTCCACTTCAGTTACAGACAGCTGTTATTAAACAGATGTTTGGAACTCGAATAGGTGACCTATGGGAGGCTGTTATAGCAAGACGTAAATTCAAGTTTAGGGACAAAGAAGTTTCATGGGGAAGAGGTCAACCCTTAGGAGCATTAAGTTCATGGGCGGCGTTCAGTTTGACACATCACCTCTTTATGAGATGGTGTGCAAATGATCCGTTCTTTGAAAATTATGTTATCCTAGGTGACGATGTCGCCATAATGGATGAAGCAGTAGCTGTGGTATACCACGATCGTATGAACAAATTTGGTGTAACCATTAATCCTAACAAAGGGTTTATTGCCCGGGATGGGAAAGTATTTGGGGAATTCGCAAAGAGAGTCTTCTTAAAAGAAGACGAACTTTCTGGAATACCCATAGACCTTATCATCTCTTGCTGTAACTCACTGTATCAGATTCCTGATTTCATTGAATTTGTCATCCGAAGATGGAATATTACACTACCTGGTTCAGAACTTTATGCCCCGGAGTGCTTCTCTTTCCTTAGTAGGAAAGGGAAACATCTGCTTGGAATAGTCATGTCATTCCGGAATTCCCTGGAGGCCAAGAGTAATCTTGGGTACCCATGGTGTTCCGTAGAAGTTAACGATGAACCCTTGTTTAAGAGAGTTAATCGTCACTACTTGACAGCATTCCAAAACAGAATCTCCCAGTTCTTTGATGAAGGTTCTAAGCTTCGTAATGAATTAATCAAAACGAGACTTATATACCCTATAGCAAAGGCTGAAGGTAACCACGTTTCTGATATGGTTTCAATGTCCTTAAAGTTTAGAATACATCCTTTGTCCATTCTTGGAATTAAGTTGATGGGGGTTCTTTCGAACTCCGAGATGGATATTGAGTCCAACTTAAAGAATCTCGATAAACTCCTTGTAGAGTTTGTGCCGGACGTCCAGTTTCGTTCATTCTTTTACGATCGTAAGACCGTAAGGAATGTAACAATAGGGAAGACCGCACTAACATTCTACTATGAAGATATTAAGAAACTCACACCTCCTAAATAATAACAAGGTAGGGGCAGAGGGGAATATTCTGTCCTATAAGGTAACACTGATTGACCACTTTCGTGG